AATATGGTCTGTTTCCTTTTTACATTTTTTACAATATAGTTTCATTTATTTTCCTTTTCAAATTTAGGGCACCAATGGCTGTGTCCAGGTCCTCCTGATTTTTCCGAACCACACTCACATCTAATAGATTGTCCGGCAGCTTCCCATCCAAGAGGAGTATCATATTCTGGCATACAAGGAAAATCAGATTGTATTTGTTGTGACATAGCTAATTCTAATTTGCATTTTTCACAAAGATCTGAATAAAGTTTTTTTTGAGCACAACAAGACATTGATTCACTCCATTTAGTCAATCTTACTCGCAATCTTTTTTAATGTATTTTTTTTAAGACATATAGCATCATCTGCTTTTTCATTTATGATAAGAACTCTATCTTTAAAAATTTTAATATGAACATATTTATTAATTTCTACTGTTTTTGGTACTTTTTTTTGATTTCTAGGTGAAAATACTTCACTCATTCCATCACTCATTTTAATTCTCCTTTTTTCCTATTCTAGTGTGTAAAATCATTTCTTTAACAAGTTTTGGTTCCATTTTCATATTAGTGTCATGCAAATACACTTTACATAAATTCATTTCACTATCCAAAAATGATATAATAACCGAAATTTTAAGAGCATTTTCATCAAATGAAATGCTAACATCTTCCGAAGGAAGAATTCCTTGAGATTGTTGCTTATAATAATATTCTAAAAATGCTTCAAAATCTGAAAACTTAATTTTCATTTTTTTTCTCCAAAGCTTCTTTGGCAATTTGTCTAAATTTATAAGCAAGCCATCCGCTATTTACTGGGGATGGGTAATTGGCTATTTTTTCAAGAGCTAATTTAAGTTTATTAAAATAATCAAATTGTTCTCTTGTCACAATTTATCCTCTAATTTTTTTAAATCTGTAAGTTTACATTTTTTATGTTCATTGTTAACATTCACAACAACTGCTTCAGTGACTAAATATTCTAAATATTGATTTTTATTGTCTGTTCTAACAAGAAATTTAACAATTCCAACACTTCCATCAGAAAGTTTTACAGCATCTCCAATTTTAATGGGAAATGCTTCCAATTCAATCAAATATTTATTAAACATTTTAATAATTTCTTGATTGTTATTTACAAATTTTCTAACTTTAGATACCGAAATCATTTTTTCTCCATCATAAATATTAAACAATCCTAAATCAATAGCATACTTTTCAACTTCTAAAAACTCCCTAAATTTCATTTATTTTTCCCTTGTTTTTTTACTTTATTTTTCAATTTTTCTACTTGTTTTTCTAATTCTTGTATTTTATGTTCATATTCTTCTTGTATATTTTGAAATTTATACTGGTGAGAAAGATAATTAGCTACATCAATTCCTTGCAATACATAGCCATTTCCTTGTAAAAAATTAATAAATTCCTCAGTAAGTTCATCCCAAGTAAGATGATCGTTTAAAATAACTTTATTTAATCTTCCTTTTTCTTTTCTGTACATAACTATCATTCATTTTCTCCTTTTATTTTTTTATATTGTTCACAAAAAGGAGCTGCTAAACAATAACTTTTACATCTTATGCTTTCTCCTTGTCTAAATTGGACATAGTGATTTGTCCCAGCAGTTTCTACTGCTAAATTAGCTGCTTCTTCATTAGCACAAAGTCTTACCGCTTTTTTATTTCCTTTTTTCATAACTGCCCAAACATCATCTTTTGCCCATCTGTCTTCTTTAGAACATTCTGGTAATTGATCGGAAGGCAAGGAGATGGCTTCCTTGTGCAAAAGCACACGTTCTTTAATATAAGCTTCCACCTCCTCATCCGGTATGATAGGCACATCAAGCAGTACTACTTGCTGCGCTGGATAGGGATCGCCCTCGCGGGCGTATTGGTTTTTTGACCAATCTCTAAGAATAGCAACAATCTGTAGCTTTTTCACTTTCTTGCCATTCTTGCGTAAAATGTGAGCATAAATATTTAACTGTTTGGCGTATTCTTCTGGTACTCCATCCCGTATTTTGTATACGGTGACAAATTTGTAATCTTGGAGTAGTCCTTCTTTAAGCAAGAATCTATCCATTTGTCCGCCAACTTTCCATCCTTCGACATCAATAAAAAGTCTTTCTTCTGCAATAGCTGTCTCTTCAGCACGTTCCAAAATACCATGAACAACTTGGCCAAGCAAAGACCAAATCCTATCACTAACATCTTCTGTAAGTTCTTCTTTATGGCGGATTTCCAATGCCCTTTGTTGGGGCGGCTTAAGTAAAGAAGTAACGCTAATATCACAGATTCCACTATCATATCCATCGTTAGCCACAGCTTTTTCTATTGGCTGTGGTAAGTTTAACTTATTTGTTAATTTCATGTATACTATTATACCTTAACTTAATAAAAAAGTCAATCCTCTAAATTTGATACTTCGCCGCAATCTACGCAAATGCTATTTTTTATTCTATCATGATTGCAAGCTCTTCCTTCATAACTATCATCAATGTAATGAGAAAATGTTTGAGAAGTGAGCTCTAAATATCCGCTATCAGTAATTACAACGACAGTTCCAATTGTAATATCTTTTAAATTTCTGGGATGAATATCTTCATAAGTAAATCGAATAATTTCACCTTGAGAATCTTCAATAAGGCCTTCTTGTCCGTCCCATTTAATAATTTTACCTAAATCCATAATTCCTCCTATTTATTTTGTTATAATAACATAGCAAAATTAAAAAATCAATTAAAAACATGTCAAGAACTTTGATTTTAATAATATCAAATACTTATAAAATAATTGTTGACAAAGATAATTTTCTATGTTATTATATAAGTGTCAATTAGTAATACGCCAAGATTATTATACAACCGGCGTAATTATCTTGACTTAATTATAACTTTATGCTATAATGTATGTTATGAAGTTGAATAGAAAAAAGCGAAGAGCTTTAAAAGCAAAAGGAGTAAAAATGGCAAGAACAGAACAACAAATACGCGAAGAGTATTCAGCTCTTTGTGTGAGAGCGGGTGAAATGCAGTATCAAGTTTCTCAACTTGAAAAGGCTATTTCTGATATTAATGTTAGATTGGTTGAGCTTAATAGTGAATTTGCTGAGTTGAAAAAATCAACGCCATCGGAAACCAATCAATCAGGAGGACAAGATGACTCTTCGCAGAACCAAGAAAGTCAAACTGGCTCAAACCCTTGAAGGATTAAATTCTCAGGCTGATAATTTTTTAAAATCTCAAGGATTTGAATCCACAGAAACCAATAAAAAGCTTTTTGCAGCTTTTATTCAACATATGCCCCAAGATCAAGATTCTTTTGATCCTAATTTAGTTGGAAGAATGATGAGAAAAGCTAAAGCAAATGAATTGGCTTTTTATATTATGCATCCAGATAAAGCACCAAAAAGTGAGCAACAAGATGGATCGGAAACAATTCAAAAAGTTACAGCAGAAGTGGTATAAAAAGCTTGAGGCTGATGGATTTAAAGACATAGAAAATACGTCAGATCCTGATCAGCCTCTAACTCATTTTGATTGTGCTTATTTTCAAACTAAACATAATCCTTTAGATTTTGAATTAAGACAACGTTATTATGAATTGGCTTCTCAACTTTTGCATGATTTTAATTTTAGAAATAGAATAGATAAAAAAATTTGGAAATTACATTCCGAAGGTGTAAGAGCTTCCGATATTTCTAAAAAAGTAAAATTAAGCTACAATCAAGTTATTTACATAATTAAAAAATATGCAGTTTACATCAAGTACAATTCAAATTAGAGATATTGAAGAATCTGATATAAATTTTATTTTATCAACTTGGTTATTGGGCCTTTATCATGGATGTGAGTGGTTTAGTAGAATAGAAAAAAAAGTATTTTTCGATAATTATAAAAAAATTGTAACACAAAGAATAATGAATGGAAATGTTAAAGTGGCTGTTTTAGCAGAAGACCCAGATGTAATTTTAGGATATATTGTTTATAGAGAAAATGTTCTTGATTGGATATTTGTTAAAAAAGCTTTTAGAAAATTGGGAATAGCTAAGATTCTTATTCCAAAAAGTATAAACACAGTGACCCATCTTACAAAAGTTGGAAGGTCGCTAAAACCCAAGGATTGGTCATTCAATCCTTTTATTTAGGAGAACCATGAGAGCAAAATCAGTTCAATTAAGTCAAGCGGTAACAATTCCAGGAACAAAAATTCTAGGTGAAATTTCCATCCAAGTTGATAAACATCCGGATGCCCAACTTACTGTTTCTACAGATGGCGTTATTGTCGAAAGTCATGGAATTACAGCACTTATTCCTTTAAGTAATGTCAAATCTATTGTTTTACAGCCGGAGACAAAAAATGGAAGATCTGAGCAAGCTTCTAAAAAAAGCTAGTGATGCGGTAAAAAGAGATATAAATCATATCTATACGGAAGTAAGTACTAGAAAATTATCGGCCACTTCTTCAAGAGATTTAGTGGCCTATGTAAAGCTTTTAAGCGATATTTCTAAAGTACAAAAACAACAAAAAGAAGAACTGGCAGCAGTTCCTGATGAAGAACTTAAAAAGCTTGCTAAAGAGTTATTAGATGAAACCAAATCTTGAGAACGTTCTTACAGAAATAAAAAAAAGAAATAGTAAGCCATTTAAACTTGAAGAGTTTCTTTTTAAAGAACAACTTAATTTTGTGTCTGATAAATCTAGGTTTAAAGTTGCTGTAACTACAAGAAGGGCTGGAAAAACAGTCAGTTGTGCTGCCGATCTTGTTTATACCGCGGTAAATAATAAAGATGTTATATGTGTTTATATTACGTTGTCTCGCTCTAACGCTAAAAGAATTGTTTGGCCAGAACTCAAAAAAATCAACAGACAATTCAAATTAGGCGGCGTTTTCAATTCTTCGGAGCTTAGTGTCAGTTTTCCTAGCGGTTCTACTATTTATTGTACTGGCGCCGCTGACAAATCTGAGATAGAAAAGTTCCGCGGACTTGCGATTAAAAAGGTGTATATAGATGAATGTCAATCATTTCCTAATTTTATTGAGGAACTTGTAAATGATATTATTGGACCTGCTCTCTTGGATCATGCTGGCACTCTTTGCCTTATTGGCACCCCGCGACCTGTCCCCTCTGGGTACTTTTTTAATTGTTCTCGCTCCTCTAATTGGAGTCAGCATAATTGGGCTTTTTGGGATAATCCACACATATCTCAAAAAGCGGGAATGTCCCACCAAAAGGTTTTTGAAGAGGAATTAAAAAGAAGGGGCGTAAGTTCCGACCACCCTAGCATTCAAAGAGAGTGGTTTGGCAAATGGATGTTGGACAATGATTCTTTAGTTTATCATTATGATTCTTCTGTAAATGATTTTGATGAGTTGCCCCAAGGTCCGTGGAATTATATTTTAGGGGTGGATCTTGGATACAATGATGCTGATGCTATTTGTGTCCTTGCTTGGTCTGATAAGTCTTCTAATACTTATTTAGTAGAAGAGGTTATTACAAAACATCAAGGAATTACAGAACTTGTTCAACAGATTGAAACTCTTAAAATGCAATATGATATAACAAAAATTGTAGTTGATACTGGTGGATTAGGAAAAAAGATTTCTGAAGAAATTTCAAGACGTTACAAAATAGCAGTACAACCTGCTGAAAAAATTAGAAAAGTTGAATATATTGAGCTTATGAATGATTGTTTAAGAACAGGAAGACTTAAGGCCACTAAAGATTCTAGGTTTGCTATGGATTGTATGCGTGTGGAATGGGATTTGGATAGAAGCACACCTGATAAAAAAGTTATAAGTAAACGATTTCATTCTGATATTTGTGAAGCTGTTTTATACGCTTGGAGGGAA